TTAAGAAAAGTAAAAAAGGTCCATTGAAACAAGTGGTACCAGATTACAAAAAACTAAAATCAAACTATACTTTACTATGGGATATGAAATCAAACGAAGGTTATATCAATGTAGTAGCAGTAATGCAAAAGTATTTTGATCAAGCGATAAGTGGTAACTGGTCATACAATCCAGATCACTTTGAAGAAAACCAAGTACCATTGTCAGCAATGGCACAAGACTTATTAACGACATATAGATTGGGTTGGAAGACTTCTTACTATCAAAATACATATGACGCTAAGAAAGATATTGACGAACCAGCACACCCAATTGGTTTCACAGATAATGTGCCAGAAGAGTCAATCAACAATGATGAGGATCCAGAGAACTGTGATTCTTGTACAATTTAAGAAAGTATAAATAGAACGCTATGGCTAGATCAGTATTCAACAAAAGTAAAGATGTCGATTTTTTAAAACAACCAATGTTCTTTGGAGACGACTTGGCTGTTCAAAGATATGACACTATGAAGTATCCTATATTTGATAAATTAACTCAACAACAACTTGGTTACTTTTGGAGACCAGAAGAAGTTTCTTTACAAAAAGATAGAAACGATTACCAAGAGTTGAGACCAGAACAAAAAGATATATTCACTTCTAACTTAAAGTATCAAACAATGTTGGATAGTGTTCAAGGTCGTGGTCCATGTTTAGCATTCTTACCATTTTGTTCTTTACCAGAACTAGAAGGCTGTATTGTAACTTGGGACTTTATGGAAACTATCCATAGTAGAAGTTATACATACATCATAAAGAACTTGTATTCTAATCCTAGTGATGTATTTGATACTATTATAAAAGATGAGAAGATTGAAAAGAGAGCACAGTCTGTAACACAATTTTATGATGATCTAATACTTGCAGGTCACAAATGGCATTTAGATAAGAGTAAAGTTGATGAGTATGAACTAAAGAAAAAATTATGGAAAGCTTTGATTACAGTAAACATACTAGAGGGTTTAAGATTTTATGTATCGTTTGCTTGTAGTTTTGCTTTTGGTGAACTTAAATTGTTAGAAGGATCAGCAAAGATTATTTCATTTATCGCAAGAGACGAAAGTCAACACTTAGCAGTATCACAAAGAATAATAAACAATTATAGAGACATTGAAAGAGATAAGGTTATGGACAAAGTGATTAAAGATACTGAAAAAGAAGTATACCAAATGTATGATGACGCAGTAGGAGAAGAAAAAAGATGGGCAACTTATCTATTTTCAAAAGGTTCTTTGATAGGGTTATCCGAAAAATTATTACATCAATTTGTAGAGTACACAGCCAATAGAAGAATGAAAGCTATTGGGTTAACTCCTGCTTATGATACCAAATCAAATCCATTACCATGGACAGATCATTGGTTGAATAGTAGAGGTACACAGAATGCTCCACAAGAAACTGAAATAGAGAGTTATGTTATTGGTGGAATAAAACAAGACGTTACAAAAGATCAATTTAAAAAATTTAAATTATAATATGATAGAAAAACGAGAAAAGACCTGTTCTAGTTGCGAGACTAAATACTCTATACAATGGGATATTAAGGTACAAGACCTTGAGCCATTAACTTGTCCATTTTGTGGACATGAAGTAGAGGAAGTACAGAACAATGATGAAGACGAAACAATCTGGACAAACGAATCCGAAGACGATAATTGGAATTGATTATAGTTTAACAAGTCCTGCTATTTGTATCACAACAGATTTCGTATTTAAGAACAGTAAGTTTTATTACTTGACCAATAAGAAAAAGTATATTGGCGCAATGTCAGCAAATATTACTGGATTTGAACACAAAGAATACGACACACCTATTAGACGATTTAGTCAAATATCTGATTGGGTATATGAACTAATTGAAGATACTATACATACTGAACAATTAGTTTTCATAGAAGGATACTCTTTTGGATCAAAGGGTCAAGCAATATTTCAAATTGCTGAGAACTGTGGTATTCTAAAGTATAGATTACAACAGATGATGATAAATTATGACACTGTTGTTCCTAGTGTAGTAAAGAAAGGTGCAACTGGAAAAGGTAATGCAGATAAAGATATGATGTATGAATTCTTTTCTAAAGAAACAAACACAGACTTAAAGAAAGTATTTGATACACAAAAAGTAGGTAATCCTATATCAGATATTGTTGATAGTTATTATATAGCAAAAGTTGGTTATGAAAATTCTAAAAGCAAATAAAACAATTAAAGGTTATACTACACAATCGGTTAATGTAAATGACCTAGCATACGGACATAGTGTTATAGATGCATTAGGTTATGAAAAGCTTGTAGAAAGAATTGAGAAAGATGGTATGGTATGGCCATTGATAGTAAATGACAATTTAATTAAGTTTGGAAACAAAAGACTATTATATGCTAGAGTATATGGATATGATTTAGTTGATTGTGTTTTTGAAACTGATATAAGTAGTTTAGATAAACTAGGTGATATGACAAGGATCAAATGAAGAAGGCGATTATAACAGGAGTGACAGGACAAGACGGTGGTTATCTAGCGAAACTACTACTTGATAAAGGATACAAGGTATACGGCGCTCAGAGGCGTAATACAGGTAAGAGATATTGGCGTTTAGATGAACTAGGTATAACAGACAAGATAGAGTTTGTTGACATAGATTTAGGCGAGCCATATAATATAGAGAAAGTTATTGAAAAAGTACAACCAGATGAATTTTATAATCTGGCAGCACAATCATTTGTAGGTTTATCATTTGAACAACCACAAGTCACTACTATAACAAACTCTCTAGGTGTACTAAACATATTAGAAGTAATAAGAAATAAGTTTCCTAAAATAAAATTCTATCAAGCTTCAACATCAGAGATGTTTGGTAAGGTACAAGAAACACCACAAAAAGAAACAGCAAGATTTCACCCTCGTAGTCCATACGGAGTTGCTAAAGCATATTCACATTACTTAACACAAAATTATAGAGAGAGTTATGGTCTCTTTGCTTGTAGTGGTATTTTATTTAACCATGAAAGTCCAATGAGAGGTGAAGAATTTGTCACTAGAAAAATCACAAAAGGTTTAGTAGAATATACAAAGAATGGTAAAGTATTAGAATTAGGTAATATAGAATCATATAGAGATTGGGGTCACGCTGAAGATTATGTTGAAGCGATGTGGTTAATGCTACAACAAGATGAGCCAGAAGATTTTGTTATATCAACAGGTAAGACAATTCAAATAAAAGATTTTATAGTAAGATGTTTAGATGAACTACAAATAGCTTATGAATTTAACGGACATGAAGTAATAGATGTACATACTAGAGAACATATAATTAAAACAAATCCTAAATTTTTTAGACCAGCAGAAGTAGATTTACTCGTTGGTGATAGTACAAGAGCAAAAGAAAAATTATTGTGGCGACCTAAACATACATTAGAAACATTAGTTAGAGATATGATAACAGAAGATTTGAGAAGATGGAAAAGTTAATCTGGACAGACGAAGATAAATTTTTAATCACTACATTTAATAAAAGATTGTATGATGATTACGCACATAAGTTTTTACAAACATATGCTGAAACAAAACAAACAATCAAAATGATTTGTTATGTAGAAGAAGATTATCAATATCCTAATTACGCTGGTATAACTTATGTAAATATACTAAAAGAAATGCCAGAATTAGTGGCGTTTAAAGAAAGACATAAAGATAAGATATGGAATGATGACAGTGATTTTTTACAAAACCCAGTAAGATTTTCTCATAAAGTATTCGCACAATACCACGCAAGTAAACTAGGTAAAAAGTTTATGTGGTTAGACGCAGATAATATCTTTATGAAAGAGATACCAAATAACTTTATGGATACTTTTATTCCAGGTGATACATTTACTACATTTTATGGTAGAAGTCACTACACAGAATGTGGTGTTATTGGTTTTAATTCTACACTTGATATTAGTAAAAAATTCTTTGATGTATATTTAAGTCATTATACAAAAGACACAATATACAATCTACCTAATAAAACAGATTGCCACGCATTTGATAATACTAGAAAACTTGTTCCTGTTAAAGAACGAGATAAAAATGATGGACACGGTGGTCATATTATAGCTAGAGATAAAGAAATTAA